CCTCTTACTCTCGGTAAGCACCCGGTTCAACGTCTTTATATGGTCCCATTCCAATAACGGGACCATCCCCTCCCCACTCTCCGAGATCTTCACATAAGCTACGAACCTCTCGAAAGACCGCTTCGCCCTCTCATGCCCAGCTAACATCGCTACCTGGACCTTCTCTTCCTCACTCAACCCCAAAGCTTCAATATCAATCATAAAACCGCCCTTCCATAACCCACCTCTGTGCGTCTTCGTTGACTTGCTAGCTAGCTTGCATTGACCACATCTTTAGCGAAAGGTAACACAGTCTGCATTAGACGATTAGCGGCGATTTCGCAATACCGCTCGTTAATCTCGATGCCTATGGCCTTGCATCCAAGGTCTTTAGCGGCTCTTAGGGTGGTTCCGCTTCCTACAAACGGGTCTAGCCAAACCCCATCAAACCGACAACGCTTAATGATTTCATGGATTAACGGTAGTGGCTTTGGGCATGGATGGTCGCCAACGTCTTTCTGCTTTGAAACAGTAGCACGGAATACATTGGAGCCTCCGAAACTACACCCCCACGCCATTAGGGGTTCCCCTTCTTCCCACTGATACCCACCGCCACCACCTGGGTTTCCTGGTTTATACCAGAACCCTAGCGTAGATGGGGTGAGGGCGGCATAATCCTTCCATTTGACTAACCCAGGAAAAACGATGCGCCTTGATGGTAATATATCCCACCATTCACTTAACCACTGGCGAAATTTATCATCATCCATAGAATCATTGTGACCACCGTAATCCTTTCCAGCATTATACGGTGGGTCAGTCAAGACTATCTCAACGCTTTCTAAATTAGGCATAACATCGCGGCAATCACCGTGATAAATACTTATTTGGCCGTCATCATAGTACGGTTTCATGCGCTAATAAATGACCTTATCTCTACCATAGAACCGCCCCTTTTAAAAATAATCAAACGCGTATTTTCAGAACAGCCTTTGAAGAATCAGAAACCAAAGATGCCGGAGCCAGAGAACAGCCACAGAAGCGGCTCCTGAGCCTGCTGGAGCCGGTTGTGAAACAGTTGCAGGAGCGGCTGCTAGGGCGGTTATGGAACTGTTGCAGGAGCCGCTGAGTGACCCATAACCATACCAGTACCCCGCCCCCGTGCGGTTTCAGGGTACCCCCGCGCCTGCGTGTTAATGTTCCGGGGCGCGCTGGTACATTGTTACTTAGCTACTCAGGCTCGGCTTCGAGTAGCTTGTAGCTAGCTTCAATGGTGCCTGTATCATCGATAGTTACAGGCTCCGGGGTTGCCATTGAAGCTAGTTGATCGAGTACAGCATCTGAGAGACTATGTATCACGCTCACAGAGCCTGTGACAGCTATCGTTTCAGGCTCAAATACATTGCCAACAGCTTTTCCTATTAGATTGATAGCTTGGTTACTAGCAGCGAGTTGCCGGCCACCATTTTCTCTACCTAAATCAACATTGATTGATAGCTCGTTGATTATTCTAGCTTTATCCCAGGCTACATCCGAAGCTAGTTTCTCTGTAACCGTGGCTTTCAAGGCTTCAATCCTTGACGTTATCTTTACCTGGTTAGCTAATCTACTGGATAGTTGATAGATGCTATCTTGTTTCATTCCTTCAGTATCATAAGCTTCGATGTAAGCATCGGTTAATGTGTACTGTTGGATTGCTACGAGTTGACAGAAGGTTTCTTGTTTCGTAGTTAGTTTCATAACGTAACTATCCCAGTGTCGTATTTGCCACGTTTTCGCGCTCCATCAATGGCCGGTAAAACCATTGACCGATGTGCCGAGCATACCTTGAAGATTCAAGGTCCACCACCCGTTACATGCTCCCTAATACACACCACGCAATCCAAGCCTGTATTGTTCCATTGCTTGGATCAAACCCTATTGTTCCGAGGGTTTCACGTCGTTAGCGGATAAATCACCCGCTACATTGGCAATTATACCACGCTCAGATTCTGTTCTACTTTTACCAATTTCCGGGGCAATTCCTAGGCGTGGACCGTGACCAGGTTTTTCTGTTCTGATTTTATCAATCTCAAAATCGGGTGTTGACATTCTTTATTGGCTACTATAAGATAGCTTCATCAAACGAAACGCAAGGGAGCCAACAATGTATACCGACGTTCTGACCGATTGGACCGAAACCGAACTGCTAGAGATTGAAGCTGTCGAGGATTACGAAAATGTCTAACGGGTTCAAGTTTCACGACGGCCCCAGTAACCTTGACGGTCAACCTATCTTCGGGATATTGACCGGAACCAATACCGCGTCCGCCAACCCTAAAACGGGCGACATGCATCAGGCGTGGTTCCTACTTCAAGAGATGAAACCACGCGCAGCGGTTGACCAAGGATTAGACACTGCGACATGTGGCGAATGTCCATTACGCGGCAACGTCTGCTACGTCAACCTTGACCAAGGGCCGCGGTCAGTATGGCAATACGAAACCGATAAAGGTTATGGCGAAACCGTAGATTATGGCAAACGCGATGTACCGATACGATTGGGCGCATATGGTGAACCTACCAGCGTACCATTCGAGACTGTGGAAAAACTGCTAAAGGGTAGGCGCGGCCATACTGGCTACACGCACACATGGCGGACATGTGACCAACGATTTAAAACCATCTTGATGGCATCATGTGACACCGACGCGGAAGCCCTCGAAGCCCAAGCTATGGGTTGGCGGACATTCCGAGTTGACCACAGCGAAAATCCCACGGTGAACGCCAACGAAGTACGTTGTCCAGCAAGTAAAGAGGGCGGACACAAGACAACGTGCGCCAATTGCCTACTCTGCGCAGGCGCGGACAAAGTCGCAAAATCAGTCGTCATAATCGAGCATTAGAGGATAGAAACCATGCAAAACGTTCAATGGCTTACACAATCAAATATCCCATGCGAAGCTACTTTAGCCAGTGATGAAATGGCGCAGTGGATGCCCGATGTACCATGCGAAAGTATGGCCGAGGTCCACATCACATATCACAAGCTACGCGCCATCAATAGCTGCCATCATCACTACATCACGCGAACGGCGGACCGTGGCCGCAAGATTCTAAGCGCAGAGGCGAACTAATGAACACCGACATAATTAAATCCTTGGAAACTATAGACGAACGCATCGCAAGGATAGAACGCGAACAATGTTTCTACCCGTTCGCGAATTGCGACACCAAAGCCGAAGCCAAAGCTAAGGATCCGATAGGCTCGGACCCGATGCAGTACTGCAAGAAACACGATGCCGCCATGCGTCAACGCTACGCGAAAGAGGCTAACTAATGGATAAACCCAAAGCTATCATTTCATTGTTTGATCTGACCGGTCAGATGTGCAAGCCGTGGGCCGATGCTGGGATCACCTGTTTCCTGTTCGACATGCAGCACGATTGTGATTCCATCTATCCCCACATGGTCACCACTGGCGGCGATGCGTCAACATGGGCCGAAGATATAGCGGAGATATTCGCCGCTTACGATGTGGCTATGGTATTCGGATTCCCACCGTGTACGAGCCTAGCTATATCAGGGGCGCGTTACTTCCAAGCCAAGGCCGCCGCCAACCCTAACTATAGGGCCGAAGCTATGGCCCTTGTGTACATGGCCCGTGATATCGGCGAAGCCTACGGTGTGCCATATGCCATCGAGAACCCCGTGTCGGTTATCAGTAGCGAATGGCGCAAGCCTGACCACATGTTCCAGCCTTGTGACTTCGGCGGGTATCTGCCCGAAGACGACACCAGCCCCTACCCCGACATAATCCCAGCCCGTGACGCCTATACCAAAAAGACCTGTCTCTGGACCGGAAACGGCTTTGTGATGCCAGCAAAGCGGCCCGTGGACCCCGTCAAGTATCAGGACCGCAACGGCCTGAACTATTCCGCTCTCCATTGGAAGCTTGGCGGTAAATCCCTCCGCACAAAGAACATCCGCAGCGCAACGCCACGGGGCTTCGCACAGGCGGTATTCGCCGCCAACTCATAGCCCTTGACGGTCCACAGTGATTGACTGTGCTGACAATGGCCTAGCAGTGGCCGAAACCGTCAGAACTTATATAAGGAAGTGGCAACATGGGCGCATCTGAATACAAGCGAGTCGGCAAGGGCAAGACCGCCAAGGCGGCATTCGACAGGCTAGTGGAAAAGGCCCAGTGGGAACACGGCCACGGCGGCTATAGCGGGACCATAGCGGAGAAGGGGAGTTGCGTGGAGTTCCCACGGCCCAAGGGTATGCGTCGGGCAACCGTGATTCAGGCCATCAATGACTTGGGCCGCATCGGCTTTGACGACGACGGCAACCCGAAGACCGACAAGGTACAGGCCAAATACCCCAAGCTTCGGATAGCCGCCATGTCCGAAGTCTACGAAGACAAGTGGGGGCCATCGCTAGCCATCGAACTGGCGAAGGGTGAGTACATCTTCGCTGGCTTCGCCTCGTCCTAGCAAAACCAGGAATCCCCGGATTTTCGATCGAAGATGATTTAGGAGTAACGACTATGCCCGACCTAGCCAAGACATACACAATCACCCAAGCCCAATTGATTCTGATATCCGACGCGTTACGTGACGCCGAAGGTTTGATGGAGACTCTGACCGAAGGGCCAGACGATAACGAGTTCGTTGAATACAGCCGACTTGAGGCCATGACTAAGGTAAGTGCAGAGGTTGATTCCATCCTGTATATGGCCTGCGAACTCTGCGGAGATAGGCGGTTAGAAGAGGACTTGAACGAAGACTTGCTCTGCCCAGTATGTGAAGAGCGGGAAGAGAAGAACGAGAGCGGGATCTAAGGAATGCTGGGCGGGGCCGGTGCGTTTACATGCATGGGACACCCGCCAGCCACACGATTATATAACGAAGATTCAGGAGGCGCGACTATGAACGCAGAACTACGCAAGGTCAAGGTGTACGATGGCATGTCTCGAGAAACTACGGCATTCAATGCCGAACTATGGATAGACGGCAAGCTGGCCGCCCATGTAGAGAACGACGGCGGCGGCGGTAGCCATATGGTCCGCTACGTTGACCGTAACCATGGGGAGTCGGCATTCCAGAAGGCGTTTGACGCTTGGACCGAGGCCATGCCGCCTGTCCCTGTCGAAGACGAGTGGGCCATAGAGCGTGGCTTCGGGCCGATGGCGATGGACGCGGAACTGTGGATAGGCGAAGAGGTGGAACGCATCGCCCTAGAACAGCAACTGCGCCGCGCTTGTGGCCGCAACACACTGATTCGCCTCGAAGGTGACGGCGCCAACGAGTGGCGAACCTTCAAGCCAGCGCGGAAGTACACCCCTGAATTTGCGGCCCAGCTTCGGGCCACGCACAGCACCAAGCTACTCGAAATCATCAACGAACGCTTCATAAAGGGGGCCAAGTAATGGCTAACACATGGGTTGTTGTCGATAGGATTCCCGATTGTGACATGTGCAAGTTGGGGCCGTATCCCAAGACTGCCCCAGCATATGCCGATGGCAAGACTGAGATGGGACCGTGGGCCAACATGTGCCAGCCCTGTTTCGACCACTACGGCATCGGGCTGGGACTGGGACTAGGCCAAGAACTACTGCTGCCCGAGACTGCGGCCAGCAGGGAGGATGTCTAAGACATGCAGTTACCAGAACACGTTACCCTCTGTGATCGGTGCGGCTGCGCTCCGGTCCATGACATGACGATACCCAAATGGGTCTTCATGGAAGTGGGCGATTGCTGGTGCGAACCTACCGAAGATGCCAGCACTGACGCCCAGGAAGAGGGGAGTTGACATCCCTGCTACTAGTCCCTATACTGTCTAATATCCTACTTGGAAGGAGGTGGAAATGCCAGCACCTAACGTGTGTCGTTGCTGTGGCAAACCCGTCTATTCAAGCGACGGTGCGCCGATTCATACCCGGTGCATCGTCCGCCACTGGCAACGGCACGCACGGGGCAAGAACACCCGGCGGTGCCGGGAATTTGGAAACAAGGAAGTGAAGGCATGAACAAGGTACGCCATTACTGCGTCAACTGCCGGGAGAACGGCGAAGAAGATGACAACGTGATCTTTGATATGTCCGGTTACTGGGACATAGAGTCCCAGTCCTGGGTTCCTAGTGACCTACCAACTATCGAAGAGTATTGCGGGACATGCGGCTCAGAATCTACCGACACAGAGGAAGTGCCAGACCACACTCCAGACCCGAGGGTGCGGACATGTCCGCGATGCAAAGACACCGATTTTGACTCAGCCACTGACCTGATAGAACACGTTAGAGAATGCTACCGCGCATCATGGCAAGTCCAGTACCACACCCCAGACCCGATGGAATCCCCATCGGAGGGAGTCGCGATGGACTACCGGCACGAGATACACGATTACCTGGTCGAGAAGGGAGAACGCGAAGAATGAACGAACCGACTTGGAAACTGATCATGGCATCAGCCGAACCCGTACCTATGCCAGCGGTCAACAGCAACGGTACAGATACCACCCGGCAACTCCGGGCTGCACTTTGGATCAACGGCCTAGTGAAGCTATCCCTAGACGAAATTAAAGCCTTGAGGGACTAATGTGGAAGTACCTACCAGCCTCAGTTTGTTCAGTGGATACGGCGGCTTCGATCTTGCCCTCAGACTCGCCGGCATCGAATCCCGAACCGTCTGCTATGTCGAATGGGACAAGTACTGTCAGCAAGTCATCCAAGCCCGGATCGGAGATGGTGTCCTCGACGATGCCCCAATCTGGGACGATGTCCGAGAGTTCGACGGCACACCCTGGCGTGGACGCGTGGATATCATCACTGCCAGCCCACCGTGCCAACCATATTCAGTGGCCGGTAAAAGACAAGGGTCCAAGGACGATGCAGGACGCAATCTTTTTCCAGATACCCTCCGCATCATTGGCGAAGTACAGCCGCGAAGAGTGTATCTGGAAAACGTGCCCGGAATCCAAGCAAAACCCCACGACGAGCGTCCTGTGTACGCCTCAGAAGTTGTCGGCCATCTGGCCTCGCTCGGGTACGACTGTCGATGGAATATTACGAGCGCGGCAGACGCAGGGGCCAACCATTCACGCAAACGCTGGTGGCTTGTTGCCGACGCCCGTAGCTGACGGGGATCGAAGAACTAACTACAAACAGGGCGGCACTAGCCTAGGCTATGCGGCAAGAATGTTCCCAACTCCACGGGCTATCTACGGTGAGCATCCAAGGATGAAAGACCCTAGTCATTTGACAGGGGCCGCGCAATTATTCCCAACACCCAGTGCCACCAAGATATGGCCCAACACCATGAGAACCCAGGATCTGGTGGACCATGAGGGCAACCCGTGGGAACTAGGCCGCAAACCATACGACAGGCGCACAGGACGGCCTGTAACCACCGCATTGGCTGACGTTGCCCACCACTGGCCCACGCCAAGCAGTGGCGGTGAAAGTGGTGGCCCTCACGGTATCCGGGGCGGTAGCTGGGCCAAGGCCAAACTAGTGGAGAACGTGGGCGAAGCCGAAGCCGTTGCCATGAGCGGCGGTCAACTCTCGGCAACGTGGGTCTGCTGGCTCATGGGGATACCCCTTGGATGGGATAGCCTCGAGCCTCTGCCAGAGGGAGCATACGAGGAATGGCTCGGGCATATGGAGCAAGGAACGTGGTGGGCCGAGGAACGTGGGCTACCCAGGTTAGCCGAGGGCCAGAAAGACCGCGTAAACAGGCTCAAGTGCCTCGGGAACGGCATCGTACCCGCATCGGGAGCTCTGGCATTCATGACTCTGGAGGGAGAAGCATGATCGTAGCTACTAATTGCCCCAACTGTAAGCTGGACCAGCTTGTCGAGGTCAAAGAGCAACGCTTCGAGTTGATCACTACTGACACTGACAAAGGGTTCCTTCCGGTGTCCTGCACCGTCTGCGGTGCTACATGGGAACTGCACTACAAGCTAGCAAGCGAAGAAAATCTAGAACTGGACGAGGACTAACCATGAAGACCAAGAAGGCTATGAAGCCATACACTTGCTACCTGTGCAAGGGAACCATCGAGAAGGGCCA